ATGCGAAAGCAGCCGATGCAAAAGCAGCCGATGCGAAAGCAGCCGATGCAAAAGCAGCCGATGCGAAAGCAGCAACTCCGCAATCTGCTGACAAAGGAACTATCCCCGCGAGTGAGCATGGTAGGGATAGTGAAGGTATTCAGCATAAATACGATACCTTACAAGGCATTCACACAGCGCAGATGAGGCAGAAACAAGCCGATATAGATGCGTTGAATGACCGGGTGAGGGGTATGGAACAGCTTCTGACTAATCCAGTGTATGCTGCGAAACCTGCAGGCCAAGAAAACTCTCAGCCTCTTGTCACAGAAGCTGAGATCGAAGAGTACGGATCGGAAACTGTGGATATGTTACGCCGCGTTTCTCGTGAAGAAACCAGAGTGCTCGCTGCAAAAGTTGATAACCTTGAAGCAGCGGTCAGACAGTTCATGAACAATGTCAACACATCAGTTGTCCCTCAGATGCAGCAGGTTGCTCGCAGCCAAACGCAGTCGCAGGATCAATTGTTCAAGAACGAATTGTCAACTATGGTCCCTAACTGGAAGTCGATCAATGACAACAATGATTTCAAATCATGGTTGTTAGCGGTTGACCCTATGATGGGTGTCACACGTCAGTCCGCACTTGAAGCAGCGCACAAACAATTTGACACATCGCGCGTTGCATCGTTCTTCGCCACTTGGGCAGCCCTTAATGGTACAGATACCAACGTCAATGCTCTGGCCGACAAATCCCAAAAAGCAGCTGGTTCAGAGCTGGAGAGGCAAATAGCGCCGGGACGTTCCCGCAGTGCAGCAGCTCCATCAAACGATCAAGCTAAGGTGTACACTCCAGAGGACATCGCCAAGTTTTATGACGATGTGCGTAAGGGTAAATATACATCGAGGAAGGATGAACGCGCGGCCATTGAACGTGATATTTTTACCAACCAAGCTCGGGCAGCAGCCCGGTAAGCGCTAATCCAGGAGTTGAAAAATGGTTTATCCAGTATCCGCAGGTGCCCCGCAATACAGTGGCACATTCATCCCGGAACTCTGGTCAGGGAAGCTCATTGAGCAGTTCTATGACACAACAGTTCTGTCGCAAATCTCAAACACCGACTATGAAGGTGAGATCAAAAAGCATGGTGACACGGTTAATATCCGCACCACACCTACGATCACCATTCGTGACTACGTGAAGGGGCAACCTCTTGAGGTCGAAAACCCAGAGTCCCCTACAATCCAGCTGCTTATTAATAAAGGCAAGTACTTTAACTGTCATGAAGATGATGTGGACAAAGTGCAGTCTGATATTGATATGATGAACCTATGGGCGAAAGACGCTTCTGAACAGATGAAAATTCTCATCGACACAGATGTACTTGCAAACATCGTCACTGAAGTTTCAGCGTTCAACGAAGGCGCCACAGCCGGTCGTATCTCAGGGGATATCAACCTTGGAGTCACCAGCACACCAGTTGCGCTAACCAGTTCAAATATCTTGAGCTACATCGTTGATATGGGCACAGTGCTGGATGAAGCTAACTGTCCAGAAAGTGACCGCTTCCTGCTACTACCGGCAAAAGCTGTTGGACTTATCAAGAAGAGTGATCTGAAAGATGCTTCATTGGCAGGTGACAGTGCCTCCATCATGCGTAATGGCCGGATTGGTATGATTGATCGTTTCACGATCTACTCAACACACAATCTGCCAGTAGCAAGTGGTGAGACTGACATTATTGCAGGTCATAAAATGGGCTTCACTTTTGCATCCCAGATGACTGAGATGGACACGCTGAAATCAACAACCACTTTTGGCATGCTTATGCGCGGTCTTCAGGTCTACGGCTACAAAACAGTCAAGCCTCAAGCATTGGCCCACGGCGTTATCTCGCTGTAATGAACAACGGGTGCAGGACCTAGATCCTGCACTTTTCTCGCATCGTAACTGATGCAAACGCAAACATTTATATGAGGAAAAGTCATTATGGCTACATATACAGACTCCCTGGGCTTTAACAAAGGTTCGTCAACCTTTCATGAAAAGGGCCTACGCAGAACTAACATGGTGTCCGTCACTTTGGACATTGATAATATCGTTGCTGCTCGGCTGGCAGCTGGTGCTACAGCACTAGCCGCTACTGACACACTCGCGGTTATCCCACTCCAGGCAAAAACATATGTGATTGTCGGTGGTGTTGATATAACCACTGCGTCAGGAGTAACATCGACCATCGACATCGGTGATGGTACGGACGTTGATGGGTATATCGACGGTGCGGACTGCACGTCAGCGGCAAGCGCAGCAAAAGCTACTGGATACACTGCCGGTAAATACTACGCTACTGCAGACACTATCGACGTGTTGTTTAACACAGCGATCCCTAATGGGGCGGTTATACGGGTTTGGGCACTAGTGGCAGACTGCCGCTAAACGAACCTGACACAATAAACGTGGGGGCACGCTCCCACGTTTTCACATCATAATGAGGAGTGGTAAAATGATTAGCCCTACACGCATGTTTTACCGTCACAAAGATAAAGGCACTATCTTTAATCTTTGCCCGCAGCACGCAGTGAACCCACTGCTGGAGCTGGTTACTGCAGTTGAAGCATTCCCGGAACAGTTTACCCCGAAGAGTATCAAAGGGCGCAAGAGCCGTGTGAGTGTGCATACTGAGGACATCCCAGAAACACAGGCTCCGCGCAAAGGCAAAGCCGCGCTCGAAGCTGAGGCATCCAAAGGATTGTGATAATTGACCCCCGCAGAAATCATCACAGAAGTCCGTGAACTGTGCCACGATACAGACACAGACGCAGCGCTTCAGCGTTTTGAAGATGATGCATTATTAGGGTTCGTTAACCAGACGCTAAAACGTATGGCGCTAATGCGCCCGGATCTATTTGCCTATGTTGGTGAAATCCCCTGTACTGATGGTGAGGTTATCCACACTGCACCAGCGGACTCAATTCGGGTCATGGAGATATTCCGCATACAAGGAGGCAACGCTCTCCGCGAGACAAACCGTGAGGTGCTGGACCAGTCAGTCCCCAGCTGGCCAACAGTCACTGCGGCAGCGGCGGTTAACTGGATGCGGCACCCACGTAACAACAACCGTTTTTTCACATACCCTCCAGCACCAGCTTCGCAGGTTCTCATCGGGGAGTATTCGAGGTCCCCCAGTGGCTACGCTATTGGGGACACTATAAACGACCTACCGGATGCTTATTTTACAGCCGTAGTGGACGGGACAATGTTCCTAGCCCAGTCAGTGGACGACGAACACGTTCTTGCTCAGCGAGCAGCAATGTTCCAGGAGTCGTTCATGAACTCGTTGCAGGCGAACATGGAAGCCAGAGTGGTCACTGACCTTGAACAAGGTGGTCATGATAAGAAGGAACTCCCATAATGGCCGACCGGCTGTACACAACTATTGAACCGAGAATATCTGCTTCAGTGCCGGGCATGCCGCAACCAACATTGCTGCGGTATATACAGTCTGCTGCCCGTGTAGTTTGTGAGCGCACGCTCGCATGGCGGTATGAGCAAGACGTGCAGATACTCACCCCGGGTGAGTATCGGTATGAGTATGAGACCCCGTCCAATACAGAGGTATGTGCGGTCCTGCATACAGCACTTAACGGAGTAGGTGTGACATGGGTGACAGAAGAAGAGCTGCATGACAGGTACCCCAGCTGGCCTAGTGAGACGGTTACAGAGCGCAGCGCCCCAAGAGTTTTCAGTCAGTATGACACACAAAATTATGTAGTGGCACCGGTGCCTGACAGTGACACAACATACAACATCAAAATGTTTCTCGCGCTCCGTCCGACTTTGTCAGCCACAGGGATGGACAGTGTGGTGTTTAACGAGGTTGAGGATCTTATTGAGCATGCTGTGTTGCAGGAAGCACTGGTGCTCCCAGAGAAGTCATGGAGTGATCGGCAGCTAGCTAACTATCACGCAAAACAACTCATATTCAAAATCGCAGAGCGGCGGGCTAAGGCTAATATAACAGCTGGGCGGGTGTCGCTCCGTGTTAAAAACGTGGCCTGGGTTTAGGAACAATCATGACAGATACCATCAAGCTGGTTCAAAACGATACGAAGCCACTGATTACAGTCACACTGACTGATGAGAGCACCGGGTCGGCATATGATGTGTCAGCGGGTACAACCACAGTAAACGTGTATTTCCGGGCAGCTGGCAGCACCGCTACAGCCAGCACAATTGCATGCACAAAAACAAATGGTGGTGCTGACGGTGTTGTAGAGTTCGATTTTTCTGGCGACGTACTCCTTGATATTACCCCTGGTATGTATGAAGGTGAAATTGAAGTTGATATAAATGGCGATACACACACTGTGTATGACAAATTAAAATTCCGTGTTCGCGGACAAATAGGATAGGAGAATTATTATGGCACTACAATACTCAGTCGCAGTACGGAATGCGCAACTTGATGCAGTTGAAACAACAGCTGGTACAGGCGGGATATTAAAGGTTTGGTCTGGCGCAGCGCCAGCAACCTGTGCAACAGCAGACTCAGGCACAGCACTTGTGATTATAACACTCCCGACAGACTGGATGGCCGCAGCGTCGGCAGCATCGAAAGCAAAATCAGGAACGTGGTCGGATACTTCCGCTGATGCAACTGGCACTGCTGGGCACTTCAGGCTCTACGCTTCTGATGGCACGACGTGTCATGTGCAGGGTGAGATAACTATAACCGGTGGCGGTGGTGTCATGACAGTTGATAGTTTGTCGGTCACCGCTGGGCAGACATTCACAGTAACTGGGTTCACACTCGCAGCAGGTAATGCATAAGCATGCAAACGCTCGCCAACAGAGTTAGGGTAGCTACGGCTACCACAGGGACAGGAACAGCCACTTTGGGGTCAGCTCAAAGTGGCTTTCAGACCTTTGCCGAGGGTGGCATAACAGATGGGCAAGCGGTTGAATACCTGATTGAAGATGGAGCAGCTTGGGAAGTTGGGGTAGGGACATACACGGCATCTGGAACAACGCTATCAAGAGGTGGTGTGTTAGAGTCAAGTAATGCTGACGCGGCGTTAAGCCTGTCAGGAAATGCGGTTGTTTCAATAACTGTATTAGCTGCTGCATTACAGGCTACAGATGCGCTTGCAGTTAGTGCTCTCCAACCAGGCGGTGCGCTCGGAACGCCGAGCAGCGGTACACTTACAAACTGTACGGGTCTTCCAGTCGCTGGTATTACCGCATCAACTTCTACAGCCCTTGGCATTGGTTCAATCGAGTTAGGTCACGCGACAGATACAACTATAACAAGATCGGCAGCAGGTGTTATCGCCGTTGAGGGTATCCCAATCTTCGCTGGCATTCCACAGAATAGCAAGAGCGCGGCTTATACTCTTGTTCTCGCAGATGCACAGAAACACATATTCCATCCGTCCGCTGATACTACAGCAAGAATATGGACTATTCCTGCCAATGCATCTGTTGCATTTCCAATCGGAACAGTAATCACGTTCATCAATCAAAACGCCGCGGGAGTAATCTCAATTGCAATCACGACAGATACAATGCGATTGGCAGGTGCTGGCACAACAGGATCAAGAACACTTGCTGCAAATGGTATGGCAACAGCGATGAAAATTACATCAACTGAATGGATCATCTCGGGGGCAGGATTAACATAATGAGTGGCGTATCGCATATGGCTTTGTTGGCCGGGTTGGCCGCTGCTCCAACCGGTATTACCTTTGTTGGTTCGTCAAAAACCGTTTCAGGTGGCGTTCTTACACTACCATCTGGCATGTCACAGAATACCCTTGTTGTTGTGTTTATATGTAATAACGAAACCAACATCACAGCACCACCTTCGGGATGGACAGAAGTAAGACGGGATCAAGGTGATATCAAAACGGGTATTGCTTACAAATTTATGGGGTCAACACCAGACACCACAATGACATGGGATGTCTCGGCAAATATAATCTGTTTTGCTTTCGATGGGGTGAACACTTCAACACCACTGGACGCAACGACCACCTCTTATTCATTTTCATTTCTTAGCCCTCGCTCTCCGGCAATAACAACTGTGACGAATGGTGCGTTTATCATCGCCGCTGCTATGTTGGACGATGATAGAGTTGCGCAAAGTGTGGT